CGACCGCAAGACAACCCGCCCTCGGCTCGCTGAGGCATTAAACCTCAGCGACCCACCTGTCGTGGATCTCGGTCGCGACAGGTCGACCAGCGAATACCAGATGATCTGGATCTTCGTTCAGCCCCGTACGAAGCCCCTTGTTAAGGGCACTGTACGAGTCGATGGGATCTGATCTCTTAATGTGCACGAGTGTCGGTAAACGCCACTCGAGACGTTGGAGATTTTGATTCCACCTACTGTTCGCAGGATCCGGATTGTCTGACCAGCGTCCAATACCGTCCATCCCTCTCGGGATGGATGGGTACTTCACCAGGCGCCCGATTAGGGAGTCCAGGAAGCGAACTGTTCGGATAAAACCGAACTTTTCGAATAGCTGGTTTCGCAACTCGCTTGCTTTCACAAGCTCGTTGCTGTTCGCCCGTGATGTAGGCAGGTAGGCCCTTGCGTAGGTCGGCGTAACTAGCTGACCATCGTAGGCGTCTACACCGCACGACTCTCGGAACTTTCCTGTGTGGAAGCTCTTGGAGTGGTTCACTTTCATCCCTAGGGATGTGAGCGACTTCACCACGTGGGGGTACGCACTCGTGGGGATAATAATATCGTCCCCATAAATGCTCAGTGTTGACGACCGCTTCCGAAACGACCTGATGGTCGGTGCGGAGAAGTCGTTGCGAGCCCTACACATTGCCGTGACTGCTAAGGTCTGAAAGACCATGCATTCAATTGGAAATGTGAGGGCTGACCCCATGGACGCAAACTTGTTCAATGAGACCAAGTCTCCGTCCGGGAGCTCTACGAATCGAGACCGACTGAGTCGAAGGTATCGAACGAAATCGCGGTTGAACGCGAAGAGTTCTTCAACCAAGGCCCAGCTGATCCGATCCGAGGCCTCGGATAGGTCGATTGTGGCCACATGGCCCATGATCGATCCATCCAAAGCCCGCTGCTGGTTATGGTGCTGATACGTGTAAGAACACGCAAAGTCACCCTCTTCAAGCAACGCCATGAGGCGCAACTGAAGAGCCTGCTGCACGTACTGATTATATGAAGGCTCGATGGAAATTAATCGAGGCTTCACCGCCGTTTTTGGAACGGCATTCAGTCGAGCAGGAATCTCCTCGTGAAGAGGAGGGCGCTCAAGGAGGTCGATCCAGGAGGATCGGAAGTACTCCGCGCCAACCAGTTCTTCGATCTGAGGGGAGATGGCTTCAAAAGCCCACCTCCCATTGGAACCGAAGTGTTCAGCTACTGCTCCCGGGCCATGCTTTCCATCTTCGATGGAATACATGGCCTCACCAACTAGCGACCCGAACAAAATATGGGTCACATGTTGGGCGTACGGGTCCAAAGCTTCGAGAATCTCGCTTCTGCCCGGAAGACACATGTCAACCGTTACGAAGCTATCGATCTCGTCGCTAACCCGCTGTGCATCGCAAACCTCATAGATCTTCTTGTGAAGTCTAGAGATCTGACGTAGCCAGCGGATTGCCGGTACGCTAGGGTTGGGCAAGACAAACCCATCCCTGTCGAAGATCCTTGACCAGAGTCCACTTAGGAACTCCGGATAGGCACATCGCGACAACCACCCCTCGTGAGATGGGAGTTGTCCGGCTTTCAGACCTGCGAGTAGCAAGTCGTCGAGTCGTGGCAATGTGATCGTCAAGAAGGGTAACCCCTCCTCGTCGAATCTTCTCCAGAGCGAGATAATATCTCGCTTTGCACTGAACCCCAGAGCATCTGCTGCGTCTTGCATCAGATGCTCAAGGAGAATGACTTGGCTTTTCAACCCTGCCCCCTTTCAAAGGGCTAGTGGTTCCAAGCCAGGATGACATCCGTCATGCGGAACCCAAGCGCGACGGGAGGAAGACTTGCGTCTCCCCCCCGACGTTGCTCAGCTCCGCTTGATGACCGCTCCCACCATGCCGCCGATACATGTACCGACAGCACCGGTGAGAAGAATGATCGACAAGATGAGAATCGTGTCGGTCACGGTCAGTTCTCGCCCGCGATAAGCTTTGCAGCGTTCGCGTTCGAGGTGTCAGTGAGCCACTTAATGGCGCCAAGGAGGTCCGCGAGGACTTCGGCGTCAGTGACTCCAGGGTTAGGGCGATCAATCGTGATCGACACCATGCTCTGAACCACCGTGGACAGCCCCGACCCGAGAGGGTCAAGGACAGTCCGCTTCGTGAAGAAGCGGCCCACGTT